GCTGTGACCGGTCGCGGCGCCGATTTGTTCATAATTGACGACCCACACTCAGAACAAGACGCCTTGTCCGAGACTGCATTTGATCACGCTTACGAATGGTACACCTCCGGCCCCCGCCAGCGTCTACAACCGGGAGGCGCAATTATCCTAGTCATGACACGCTGGGGTAAAAAAGACCTTACGGGGCGACTGCTTGCGCAGCAGGAAGCGGATGTCATGTCCGACCAGTGGGAGGTCGTGAACTTCCCCGCCATCCTGCCCTCTGACGAGCCGCTGTGGCCGGAGTTCTGGGAAAAAGACGCCCTGCTGTCGATCAAGGCCTCGCTGCCCGTTGGCAAATGGGCCGCGCAGTGGCAACAGCAGCCCACGAACGCGGAATCGGCTATTGTCAAACGCGAATGGTGGAAACTGTGGGAAAAGGACAAGATTCCCGACGTCAAATACATCATGCAGGCTTACGACACGGCGTTCTCAAAGAAGGAAACGGCTGACTACTCCGCCATCACGACTTGGGGCATCTTTGACGACGAGGAATCCGGGCGGGAGGCCATAATCTTGTTGGATGCGCAGCGCGGCCGCTGGAGCTTTCCGGAACTCAAGGAGGTGGCGTTCGAGGAGCACCAGTATTGGGAGCCGGATATGGTCATCGTCGAGAAAAAGGCGACGGGTGGGCCGCTGATCGACGAAATGCGCAAGCGCGGCATCCCTGCACTGGGGTTTTCGCCCGGTCGGCGGGCCGGTGGCGGCATGGACAAAACCACCAGAATGCATTTGGTTTCACCTTTATTTGAATCTGGTGTAGTATGGGCCCCGCAAGACAAGAAGTTTGCCGACGAGGTAATCGAAGAGGTCGCTTCGTTCCCAAACGGGGAACATGACGACTACGTGGATAGCATGACGCTCGCCTTGATGCGGTTTCGCCAAGGCGGGCTGATCAGCATCCAAGATGACGACGAAGACGAGGAAGAGTTCATTCCTCGTAAACGGGAGTACTATTGATGGGACTGCTTCCTCGCCCTATGGGTCCGATGGTTGACCAATCACTTGGTATGGACGAGGTGGATCCAGCGATGCAGCTGGAGGAAATCCCTGTCGACATGCCGATGGATTTTTCGGGCGGCGCCGAGGTCATAGAAGAGGACGACGGCTCTGCTATCATCCGTTCACTGATCGAGGCTGCCGAGGCCGAGGACATGGGCGCTGCGATGATCGAGCATGACGCCAATCTCGCAGAGTATCTTGAGGAGGATGTGCTCGGCGATCTGGCCAACGAGCTGGTGGGATCATATGAAGAGGACCTGTCCTCACGCTCCGAGTGGGAGGAAACATACACCAAGGGCCTCGGTCTGCTGGGCGTGAAGGTTGAGGAGCGGACCGAGCCCTTCGAGGGCGCATCCGCCGTCACCCACCCACTGATCTCTGAGTCGGTAACCCAGTTCCAAGCGCAGGCGTACAAGGAGCTGCTGCCCTCTGGCGGCCCTGTCAAAACCAATGTCGCCACGGTCCAGACCCCGGAAACCGAGGACCAAGCTGCGCGCGTCAAGCATTATATGAACTACCTGATCGTCGAGGAGATGGAAGAGTTCGATCCGGATATGGATCAGATGCTTTTCTATCTCCCGCTTTCTGGCTCCACCTTCAAAAAGGTCTACTTCGATCAGGTGCTCGGTCGCCCGGTGTCCAAATTTTTGCCGGCGCAGGACGTGGTCGTGCCCTACTCCGCTACCGACCTGTTTACAGCGCCGCGGATCACGCATGTGCTGAAGATGTCGGACAACGAAATCCGCAAGCAGCAGATCATGGGTTTTTATCGGGACGTTGATCTGCCGTCCGGGTCCTCGGAAGAACCGGACGAAGTCACCGAGAAGGTGAACGAAATCCAAGGTACGTCCAAGAGTTTTTCGGACGACGTGCGCACTTTGCTGGAAATGCATGTGGAGCTGGAGATCGAGGGCTTCGAAGACGTCGGCATGGACGGCGAACCCAGCGGCATCAAGCTGCCCTACATCGTGACGATCGACAAAGACAGTGACACGGTTTTGGCGATCCGGCGGAATTATGCTGAAAATGATCCGCTGCGCCGGGCTGTACAATATTTTGTACATTACAAATTCATGCCGGGCCTTGGTTTCTACGGTTTCGGCCTGACACATATGATCGGGGGCCTTGGGCGGGCGGCCACGAGCATTCTTCGCCAGCTCATTGACGCAGGCACGCTGTCGAATCTGCCGGGTGGCTTCAAGGCCCGCGGTGTGCGGGTCCGGAACAGCGACGAGCCGATCCAGCCGGGCGAGTGGCGAGACATGGACGCCCCGGGTGGCGTGCTGCGCGACTCCATTATGCCCCTGCCGTACAAGGAACCGTCGGCCACGCTGGCCCAGCTCCTTGGTGCGCTGGTCGAGGGCGGACGTCGTTTCGTCTCGGTTGCTGATCAGCAGGTCGGCAACATGAACCAAGAGATGCCGGTAGGCACGACCGTTGCCATGCTGGAGCGTGGCATGAAGGTCATGTCTGCCATACACAAGCGTTGCCATTATGCGCAGAAAAACGAACTGCGGATTTTGGCTCGGATTATTTCCCAGAACACGCTCGCCTACCCGTATGACCTACCCAATGGGGCACCTCGGGAGATCATCCAGCAGGACTTTGACGGCCGCGTTGATATCTTGCCAGTCAGCGACCCCAACATCTTCTCGATGGCACAGCGGGTGGCGCTGGCGCAAGAGCAACTCAAACTGGCGCAGTCCAATCCGCAGATGCACAACCTGCACGCCGCGTACAAACGGATGTATCAGGCGCTTGAAGTGCAGAACATCGAGGAGATTCTGCCTACCCCGCAGCAGCCGCAGCCCATGGACCCGGCCATGGAAAACGGCCGAGCCGTTGTCGGCACCCCGTTGCAGGCATTTCCGGAGCAGAACCACGACGCGCACATCAAGGCGCATATTCTGTTTCTCAAGACCACGTTTGTGCAGTCCAATCCGCAGGCTATGGCCGCGCTGTATGCGCACATCCAAGAGCATGTGGCATTTGCCGCGCGGCAACAGGCTGAGGCAGGCATCATGGAAAACATCGAGCAGATGCGGCTGGCTATGACAACTGGGGCGGTCGATCCGCAGACAGGGCAGCAGCAGATCATGCAGGCGCAACAGGCTATGCAAAACCCGCAGGAAATGAACGCCTATGTCGCGCTCTTGCAGCAGCAGATTCTTGAAAAGCTCCTGCCCGAGCTTGCGCCGCCGGCGCCTGATCCAATGGCCGACCCGCTGGTGCAAATCCGCATGCAGGAACTTCAGACCAAACAGCAAGAAAATATGATGGATGCGCAGAACGACGCGCAGAAAATAGAACTGGAGCGCAGTAAGCTTGAGCAGAAGGCCGCGGCAGAAGCCGCTCGGGTCGAGCTGCAGGAAGAAATCGCTGACGATCGCAACGCCGTGAACCGCGAGCGTATCGAAACGCAGGCGCAGATCGCCATGCGCAATCGTGGGGGTCAGTAATGCCGCTCAAAAAAGGCTCGTCCCAGAACGTCATCTCTGAAAATATTCGCACCGAGATGGCCGCAGGACGCCCGCAAAAACAAGCCATCGCCATCGCCTTGAGTAAGGCTGGCAAACAGAAGAAAGCCGACGGCGGTGTCGTCAAGGCTTTCAGCCCTATCGCCCGCCCGCAACGATTCAGCGGCATTTATTGAAGGAGACTACGACCATGGCTGACTACAACCGCGAAGCCAAACGCCGCGCTAAAGAGGCTCGGATGGATGACATGGAAAAACCCATGGGCAAGACCCGCCCCAAATCCCGCCCGGGAACCGTGCGCCCAAAAAAGCGCCCAGACATCGTTGATCTGACGCCGGAAGCAGAGCGTTATGAAAGCGAAACGGCTCAAACTTTCGCTGACGGTGGCGCTATTGAAGCCCGCGGCATGAAGCCTGCCCAGATGTCTGGCCGAGGCGGCTGCAAAAACTTCTAACGGAGCAAACCCATGCCAACGATCCAAATCAGCATTCTGCCAGACATGATTCCCGTCGATCAGTATGATGACGATGACAACGGCAACAGCTGCCCCTTGCCTACGCAGGACGAAGAACTGAACGCCAAGAACCGGGAAGCGGCGATCGAGACCGCCAACTACCGTGACCCCGCTGACAGCGGGGCCTTCCGGGTTTCCGAGGTGTGCGGCAACTGCAAGGCTTACAACCAGACCGAGGAAATCCTCGATTGCATCGGCGACGATTCCGGAGAGGTGGGCTACTGCCAAATCCACAAGTTTCTCTGCGCTGACAACTATACTTGCGATGACTGGGTTGAAGGCGGCCCGATGACATCTGACCAACAGCCGGACTACAAGGACAACCTTTAATGGATGTTGTGGATTTCGCAAAACATCTGTACAAGAAATATCAGGAACGGGAGGAAGAGCTTGCTCAGGCTCTCGTTTCTGGCTCCCCGCGCGACTGGGAGCAGTACAAACAGATCGTAGGAGAAATACAGGGACTCTCCTACGCGTCTGCGGAAATTCGTACCCTGCTGGAGAGATATGGCGACTATGACGACGGATTTGACGAATCTGGGTAAGCTCGCAGAAAATGTAGTCCAGAACAAAGATGCACCATCTCTGTCGGACGCTTACATTTCATCCTCGGACCGGGTCCTTGATCCCGGACTCCTCAAAGAAGAATTGGTAGACCGCCTGCCCCAGCCTACGGGCTGGCGGGTTTTGGTCATGCCCTTCCAAGGCGTCGCAAAAACGTCTGGGGGTCTTCACATTCCGGATGAAATACGAGACCGCGAAGCGGTGGCAACGGTTGTTGCCTATGTACTCAAACTTGGACCACTGGCGTACAAGGACCCCGACAAGTTCGGGTTCGAGGGCGATCCGTGGTGCGAGGAGGGACAGTGGGTCTGCATTGGTCGTTATGCAGGTTCACGGTTCAAGATCGACGGCGGAGAGGTTCGCATCATCAACGATGACGAGGTGATCGCCACGATCCTTGATCCACAGGACATCAAGTCAGTTTAAGGAGGCCGTGATGGCTGAAGAAAACCAAGACGAGGATCTGGGTCAGGAAGTGCTTCTTGACGACGATCCTGCCCAAAGTCCTGCCGACGACAGCTCCGACAACATGTCGGAAACGCAGGTTGCGGAAGCAGCCGAACGTGTTGAAAGCGGCGAGGATGATCTGGATGACTACAGTAAGGAGGCCGAACGTCAGGGGCAGGAAGCAGCGACGTTTGCGCAACAAGTTCTCGAAGAAAACAAGCAGCTCAAACAGCGCATGGAGAAGCTGGATTCTGGCTATCTGACCGAATATGGCGCACGCATCGAAGCGCAGATTGGATCAGCTCGGAAGGCCTACAAGGACGCGTATGATTCTGGCGACACGGACGCCATGATCGAGGCGCAAGAAGCTTTGGCCCGGGCAACCAGCGAAAAAGACCGTTATGATTTGGCCAAGCGACGTGCTGAGGACCAGCGTCCGCCACAGCAGCAACCTATGGAGCAGCCGCTTCAACAGTATCAGCAGCCCCAACAGTATCAGCAGCCCCAACAACAAGCGCAACCTGATCCCAAGGCGCAAAGCTGGGCGGAGAAGAATGAGTGGTTTGGTCAGGACGAAGTCATGACCTATGCGGCATTCGGGGTTCATCGCAAACTGGTCGAGGAAGAAGGCTTTGACCCGCAGAGCGATGAGTATTATAGTGAGATTGATCGGAGGATGCGTGCGGAGTTTCCACACAAGTTCTCTGGACAGAAATCGGGCAGGAAGAATCAGGTCGCCTCTGCTGGTTCCTCCGCATCCCGCAACACGAAACAGGGGCGCCGGTCGGTAAAACTGTCACCGTCACAGATTGCCATCGCGAAAAGGCTCAATGTTCCTCTCGAGGAATATGCGAAATACGTGAAGGAGTAAGTGACAATGGCCGATAGAACACCCCGATCGAATACTACCCGCGACAAAAGTGAACGTCGCAAACCTTGGGCACCGCCCAGCCACCTCGATGCTCCCGATCCCCCCGCGGGATACAAGCATCGCTGGATTCGAACCGCAATGCGGGGCGAGGAGGACAAAGTGAACGTCCACGCCAAGCTTCGTGAAGGATGGGAACCTGTCCGTGCGGATGAGTATCCGGATCAAAACTATGCTTCGATCGACGAAGGTCGGTATGCGGGCATTATCGGGAACGGTGGTCTGATGCTGTGTCGCGTACCTGAAGAAACAGTGCAGGAAAGAGCCGCGTATTACGGGAACCGGACCCGCGAACAAATGCAAGCTGTGGATCAGGACCTGATGAAGGATGAACATCCTTCGATGCCGATCACAAGAGATCGGCGCAGTCGTGTCTCGTTCGGCGGTCGTAGCAACGACGCCGACTAACTGAAACTGAAGGAGCTATACCATGGCTAACATCAATGGTGCCTTTGGTCTTCGTCCTATCGGCAAGATGGGTCAGAACACCAACAGCACCGGTGCCACCGAGTATCGCATTGCCTCCAGCAACACGAATGCAATCTATCAGGGCTCTCCTGTTATTCCGCTCGCAGCAGGTGTCATTGACATCGTTGGCGCGGCAGCAGGTGGCACTGTAGGTCTGCTTGGTGTTTTCTGGGGCTGCGAATACGTCTCGTCGGTCACCGGTGAAAAAGTCTTCTCGAACTATTGGCCGGGAACGGGTGCAGACTCGAACTTCCCCGTCAAAGCGTTCGTGTATGACGATCCCGCCCAGCTGTTCCTGATCGCGACGTCCAACGTCGTGGCGGCAGCTAATACCGAAGCTGAGGTTCGCGCCGCTGTCTTCGCCAATGCTAACTTTGCAGACGGCGATACGGGTTCGACGGTCACTGGCCTGTCGGATGCAACGCTTGACCTCGACACAATCGCCACCACCGACACGCTGAACATGCGGATTATGGGCGTCCTCGACGACCCTGAAAACTCCGACTTCACCGTGGCTGGTGTGGGTATCATCGTTCGTCTGAACAACCACTTCAATTCGCCGAACGGCGCGATTGCTGGTGGCACTGTTTCGACGACTGGCGTGTAAAGGAGGTCTGAGTTATGGCTATTTCTCGCGCACAACTTGCGAAAGAGCTCGAACCGGGTCTCAACGCTCTGTTCGGCATGGAGTACGGTCGCTACGAAAACCAGCACTCCGAGATCTACACCACCGAATCTTCGGACCGCGCGTTCGAGGAAGAAGTGATGCTCTCGGGCTTTGGTGCCGCTCCGACCAAGTCGGAAGGCTCGGCGATCACCTTCGACGAAGCAACCGAGGCGTACACCGCGCGCTACAACCACGAAACTGTGGCGATGGCGTTTGCCCTTACAGAGGAGGCCGTGGAGGACAACCTTTACGACCGTCTCGGCAGCCGCTACACCCGCGCGCTGGCTCGTTCGATGGCCCACACCAAGCAGGTGAAAGCCGCGGCTGTGCTCAACAACGCCTTTGATGGCGGCGCAACGGCAATCGGCGACGGCAAAGCTCTCTGCGCAACGGATCACCCGCTGACCAGCGGCAGTACGTTTGCCAACGAGCCCAGCACTCCTGCTGACCTGAACGAGACCTCGCTTGAGGACGCTCTGATTAGCATCGCCGGCTTCGTGGATGAGCGTGGTCTGAAGATTGCCCTGCGTGGCATGAAGCTGATCGTACCCCGCCAGCTTCAGTTCGTGGCCGAACGTCTGATGGTGTCGAACCTCCGGGTTGGCACGGCAGACAATGACGTCAACGCACTGAAGTCCATGGGAATGCTGCCGGAAGGTTATGTGGTCAATGACTTCCTGACCGACCCGGATGCATTTTTCATTAAGACGGACGCTCCCCGTGGGTTCGTGCACTTTGAGCGCACCCCGCTGAGCACTGGTATGGAGGGCGATTTCGACACCGGAAACATGAGATTTAAAGCGCGCGAAAGGTTTTCTTTCGGGGTTTCTGACCCGCGCTGTGTCTTTGGTTCGCCCGGTGCCGCGTAAATCGCAATAAAAAACAAGGACTTATGTCCGAGAAGGCCTCCGCTTTGGCGGGGGCCTTTTTGTCCATTGACACAAATGCGTGGTTCATTTAATTAACAAGTGGTTTATTTAATTGGAGAGCACCATGATAATTAACAGGCAAAACAGCCCTGCGTTTGAAAAAGCAAAAAAACGTTGGGAAGAGTTCGTCAATGAATACACAGGGCCCTTTGATCTAAGCAGGTCTGTTTATAGGGGCATGAACCACCCAACAGAGTTTAAATGTCCCACGCATGGCTGGCACATGATGGCAGCAAAATACATCATGGAGGGCAGAGGTTGCGTGCATTGTTACAGGGAGGGTCTTTCACGTAAGCCAAGACTCACATTAAAAAAAGTTTTGTCGCGTTTTAAGGGCGCTCATGGAGGCAGGTATGACTACTCCCGTGTGCAGTACGGAGGGCAGCAAAGCCCTGTTGAGATTGTTTGCGAAAAACACGGGTCCTTTTTTCAAAAGCCAGAATACCATTGGAGTGGAGCAGGCTGCCCAAAATGCTACCACGAAGATGTGCGTGGGGCCTCCCAGAGACTGACTCAACAGGAGTTTGTTTCCCGAGCAGTAACTGCTCTGCCCAAGTGTATTGACTTTTCTAAAGCGGAATACGTCAACAGTAGCACGAATGTTTTGGTGACTTGCACCCAGCACGATGCATCCTTTTGGGCGAACCCGCGTGGTTTAATGGCAGGCGAAAACCCCTGTCCCCGCTGCAACCACATGAAGTCCAAACCCGAACAAGAAATCGCCGACTTTATGTCTCTTTTCACCCCTGTCGTGCAGCGCGACCGCAGCATCATTGCACCCAAGGAGTTGGACATCTACCTGCCGGAACACGATCTCGCGATCGAATACTGCGGGATGTACTGGCACACGCACAAGGACCAAGCGGACGAGAAAAAGAACAAGCTCCGGCATGCAGAGAAGCACAGGCTGTGCGCAGAGAAGGGCATTCGCCTGATCACGATCTACGAGACGGAGTGGCTTGAGCGCCCAAGGACCATGCGCCGCCTGCTCCGGGCCGCCACCGGCAACATGCGGGGCAAGCTGATGGCGCGGAAGTGCGAGCTGCGAAAGGCCACCAACGCCGAGGCCCGAGCTTTCTACAACACCTACCACCCACAGGGCGGCAACGGCCACGGCGAGCACTATGCACTGTTTTGGCGGAACAAGATGGTCGCTTGCATGCGGTTTACACTGGGCGGCAATGACCGAGGTCATGGGGCCAAGGACCGCCAGTGGACGCTCAGCCGGTACGCGACGCGCCTGTCTGTTGCGGGAGCCGCCAGCCGTTTGTTCAAGGCGTTCGTGCGCGACATGCAGCCAGATGCAGTGAAGTCTTTTTCTGACAACCGCCTGTTTAGCGGCGGCATGTATGAGCAGCTTGGGTTTGAGCTGGTTGAGGACGTGGGCCCAGACTATCAG